TATCACATACGCTGTTATAAAGTTTTTATTTACAAGTCCATCATTAAAATCATGTGTTTTGTATCTATATATGCTGTATTCGTTTGTTTCTGTTTCGTCTTGTATTAGTTTATATTCATAATCTTTAGTATTACTAAACTTAACGCGTCTTTTGAATTCTTTTTTTACTTGATTTTCTGCAAGTTCATGTGTTGTGTAAACACCAAGTATTGTATAATACTCATATTCTGCTTCTACTAATATAAATATCTTCATTATCTATCACCTTCCAAATTCATTTGAAATGGTCTAACTAATATTACTGGTCTGTTGATTACTTCTATTCTGTTTATTCTATCTGTTATTTCGTATGTTGAGTATATTCCTCTTTTATTATTAGTATATATTAGCTCTTCGTATGTTGTTTCATAATTTATTATATCGTTCCATTTAAGTCCTTCTAGTGTTTCTCTTGTTTTTGTTATATTTATAATGTTATCTATCAATTGAATATTAGCAAAGAATGTTTTATCGTTTGTTGTTCCTCTGAATATTCTGAATTCAACTGTATGTCTATTAGAATTATTTATTGCAACTCCGTGTGAATAACCTTTATGGTCTGATATATATTCAAAGTCCATTGTATCGGATGAGTTATTATCTGTTATAAAGTGACACCATCTCATACCATTCTCAGTTCTTCTTGAGAAAGCAATTATTTCATTTTTAAAGCTTTCAAATATATAATATATTTTATTTAATACATCATCAGGTATCTGACTTCTTGATACATGTATATGCATTCCGCATCTTCCATTATCATGTGAAGAATAACCTGTGTTATCGATGGTTCTTAAGAATTGTTTAAATAAATCTTTATTATTTATTATATAACTCATAGTCATTGGTTGTGTTATAAACTCAATTCCTCTATTCTGTAGACTTCCATCTGTTTCCATTTTAATCAAACTGTTATAATCTGAGTTGTTCATTAACCTATGTACTCTCGTTGCTAAGAGGTTAGCTCTAGATGATGTAGCAGCACTTGAGTTAGCACATTCTGTCTCTAGTTCTATTCCAAAGTATCTGTTATTGTTAGTATTCTCAGGGTCGTCTTTTTCTGTATGTTTAAATCTTATATCTGAAGTACATGAGTGATAACTCCTTATTAGGTTAGTCATCACATCTTCGTTGTTTTCTGTTCTTTCTGTTGCTTGTCTTTCTGCTTGTTCATGTAAGTTATTAGCATATCTGGTTACTGCTGTCCACATGTCTGCTTCATTTGGTATAGCATTTGCGTTGGTTGTTCTTCCGTTTGTGTAGGTATCTAATATACTACTTATTATTCCATTTATTCTTAATTTATATATCATATTATCTCTTGATAATGCTGATATAGTCTCATCTGAGACCTGTTGTCCGTTGAGGTATCTATATGTCCCATCACCCATCTGTCTTACTACTATAGAGCCATCAATTATTCTATGTCTTCTGTCTTCATTATTGTATGGATTAACCTTAATTCTTGATGTGAATAACGATATAAACACAGTATTTCCTGAGTAACCTCTGTATGCTGCAGTTGATGCTATACTTCTTCTCTGACTTCTGTGGGTATCAAGTATTATATGACTAGAACATAATTTAATATTTATATAGTTTAATGGTAAAAACGGTATGCTTATTGTCTGATTCATTTCTTATCACTCCTTCACTTTTGAATCAAATATTATTGGTTATTTGTGGTTTATCTGTACTTGTCTTCTTCAGTTGCTTCGGTAGCTAATATGTTATAGACTAGAGCTATGGTTGTGTTCTGAGCTTTTCGTAGTATTCTGTCAATCTCTTCTTCTAGCTCTGTTGTGTTTTCTGCTTCTGATCGTAGCTGTATGCTGATATTATAGGTCTTCATTTGGTCTCCTCCTTTACACTTTTATTATACCATATATTTTTAATAATTAAAAGGCTAAAATGTAATAATGTAATACATTTTTCTTCTGTTTTAAAAAGCAAAATATAACGAGTTCATAACCTGTTATAATTTAGCCCTTCATTTTTATATATGATAACTTTTTAATGTTAACAACTAAAAGGTATTACTTTATTACTTTTGACTTTTAGCCCTGTGCGACTTACAGGGAATGCTGCTTTCTTAAAAGTAATAATTGAATATATACTTGTTTTAAGGTCGTTATATATAATAAGTATATAACATTTTATATATAACGTATGGCTGAACTTAAAAATATGTATTACTTTATTACTTTTCACTTTTTTGGTTTACAGTATTTTACGTTGATTAGTTTACACTTCTATTATTTCGATAATTTCATTGTTGATAGCAAATGACACCTTGCATCTGTGACTGTCGTTATATTTATTGATAGCATCAGAACAGAATTCGTCTTCTGTTCCGTATAGAGCATTCATTTCACTGTGATTGTCGTATTCTGCTTGTACTTTCCATTTTAATTCTTGATACATTTTATTCCTCTTTATTTTAGACTGTGCCTGACCATATTCTTTTACCGTCTGTGCACCTATTACCGATGACTTGATATATTATACATATCTGATGACTAAATCCGCAGTCACCTACTACATTAGACCCTTCATACTTATGCCTTATATTATAATTTATAAGACTTATTGGTATTACCGTCTTTTTAAATGTATATTATATTTATTATTATTAACTTAGTTTCATTTATAATAACTGATATATTATAATAATGGTATTTATTTTATAATATCAAACATTACATTTTAATAATTCCTATTTAATAATAAATATATAAATTGTCAAAGAACTTTATGATTAAATATTAAATGTTTTTTGCGTGTGTTTTTAATCACAATCCAATTATAACACAAAATTCCAAAAAATGGAAATATATTTTTTTAAGTATATTATTACATAATATACTTACCCCTGGTTTTTTTATAGCAAAATCTATATTCCAATTGGTAATTTTATTGTAAAAAGTAAAAAATCGGATAGGGTGTATAGGGATGCAGGATGGGGTTATAGTATATCTGCGTATATAAAAAATGACAGAATGAAAGATTGCCAAGAATTACCAAAAAATCAGATAGGCCTAGGCCCTGTTTAAACCACCCCCAGAATCAGACGACGACAGCTATGTGTAAAATATATAATATATTTATATATTATATATTTACTTTTTGATACTTTTGTGGTACAATATATCTGTAGGGAAGTATGTAGCACGAAGAGGTGATTCACATGACTCAAAACGAGGTAACAATCAGGTCATCTGTGAATGACCTAATACAGAGAGAAAAAGAATCTAACATGTTCAAAAAGAAGTTAGAAAAGATTCTCAGAACTCCGCTATCACTTGCTGCACAAGAGAAATATGCAGCAAGAGGGATTTTTTTAAACAACGGTACGTTATCAGATGCTATAACAGCATCATTGATAATACAAGCATTAAATGGTAACATTACTGCTTACACAACAATCAGGGACACGATGGGTCACAAACCTGTAGACCAGGTGAAGAATGACGTCGTCGTTAGAATAGATATGAGTCCGAAAGCTAGAGAATTAGGAGAATAAAATGAATGAGGGGTATAATACACTATCATTAGAAATTCCTTCTTTCTATCCGAAGCAAGAAGACTTCATGAAAAGTAAAGCAAGATACACAGCATACGGAGGAGCAAGAGGCGGAGGTAAGTCATTCGCTGCTAGATGGAAAGCTATCCTCTTGGCTATGAGATATAGTGGTATACAAATATTACTCTTAAGGAGAACACTACCAGAATTAAGAGAAAACCACTTGATACCTCTACAAAAGGTATTGAAAACAGAAAAGAGAAACAGAGACGAACGCCTTGCAGAGTACAAAGACGTAACCAAGGAGTTTATATTTGCAAATGGTAGTAGAATAAAATTAGGTTATTGTGATAGTGAGAATGACGTATTACAATATCAAGGACAAGCATATGACGTTATAATAATGGAAGAAGCAACACACTTCACAGAATTCCAGTTCCAAACGTTAACCGAGTCCAGTCGACCTAGCGGTCTTATGGAAGAACCGTTCTCTCCAAGGATGTACTTCACGTGCAACCCGGGTGGAGTTGGACATGCGTGGGTTAAACGTTTGTTTATAGATAAAACATACAAAAACTCTGAAAGGGAAACAGATTATAAGTTTATACCTTCGTTGGTATATGAAAACGAGTGGTTAATGCAAAACGACCCTGATTATGTTAGAACTTTAGAGAACTTGCCGGAACACAGAAGAAACGCAATGTTGTATGGTAACTGGGATGTGTATGATGGACAATTCTTCGAAGAGTTCGATAGAGTAATACATGTAATAGAGCCGAAGAAACTTCCACTCAAATTTAGATTATATAGAGTTCTCGATTACGGTCTTGACATGCTAGCTTGTTATCATATAATAGTGGACACTAAAGGAGAAATGTCCATCATACATGAAATTTATGAATCAAACTTGATAGTATCAGAAGCGGCCGCTAAAATAAAACAAGTAACGAAAGGTCTTGGATTTACTGAAGTGGATGTATTTGCAACCTTAGGTCCTGGAGATTTATGGAGTAGAGATGCTACTATAGGTAAAAGTGCATTCGATATGTTTTATGAATCAGGAATAACTCTTACAAAGGTCTCAAGAGACAGAGTAAGCGGATGGTTAGCTGTAAAAGAACTATTGAAAGTGTATGAAGAAAGACATGAAATAACTGGAAATCCGGTTAAAAAAGCCAAATTAAGAATATTCAGCATATGTAGGAATCTAATCAGATGTCTACCGTTGATGCAATACGACGATAAGAAATATAATGATGTGTCTGTAGACCCACATGAATATACACACGGTCCAGATGCATTAAGATATTTTGCAATTTATTGGATTAACAATCCCGATGGAGAAACAAGAGAAAAAGACATCAAAATGGTGTGGACAGAAGACATGAAAGATGATTATTACAGTGGCGATGAATTCACAAGAGAAAGGATGGTAGAGAAATATGGAGCAGTCAACTAACAAAACAGTTATAGACGCACGTATTGAGGATTGGGAAGCAAAACTAAGAGATGCTCTCACCTATTACGATACCAAAATACAAGAAAATGATGATAATTACGCTACTTATAAAGGTACGCGAGATATATATAATAGTAAAGGACAAAAAGCTAACAAAGGTAAAACTACAGTTAGAAAAGTTGCTTTTGAGTTAGTAGAAGCACAAATAGATACTACTATACCTCAACCAAAAGTTACTTCTATAACAGGAAACATTGATAGAGCTCAAGTAATAGAATATTACATCAAAAATGAGTTAGATAGATTACCTTTTGAACAAATAAATGACGAACAAGAAAGAATTGTAAAAATAACAGGTAGTTCATTATTTTTAGTCGAATGGGACAATTCAATAAGAACAAAAAATACAATAGGAAAGCTAGTAGTACAAAATATTCACCCAAATAACATAATTCCTCAAAAAGGAGTTGTTAAATTAGATGATATGGATAACTTTTTCTTAAGATTATTAGAATCAAAAAGGCAAATTAAAGATAGATATGGCGTGGATGTTGAAGATTCAGCAAACACAAATCCAGAATTAGAAAAAACTCACAACGAAGAGTTAGTTACTCATAATTATGTTTATTATAAGAACGAAGATGGTTATATATCATTATTCAGTTGGGTAGATAATACAATAATTCAAGATATTGATAACTATTTTGCTAGAAAAGTTAAGATTTGTACTGTTTGTGGCAAACAAAAAACAGATTCAGAAATGTGTCATGAATGTGGTAATGATAAATGGAAATTAGAAACATTAACAAGTGAAAAACTATCAATACCAACTGGTGAGGTAGACACAAACGGACAACCGGTTGTTGAAGAAATTAGTATAGATTATTATGTACCTAAAAGATTTCCATTGGTTATGATTAAAAATGCATCAGATTATGATGAATTCTTAGGAAATTCAGATGTAAGTGCAATAAAAGACCAACAAAATGACTTAAATATATTAAATACAAAAATAAGAGAAAAATTATTAAAAGGTGGTTCATTAGTTACTATACCTAAGGGATTACATTTTAAAGCAACAGACGACGAGATGAAAATCGTAGAAATAGAAAATGCAGCACAAAAAGAAATGATAGATGTTAAAACATTACAACCTAGTATAAATAATGATATGGTTATTCTTGATTCAACATATGAACATGCAAGACAAATAATAGGAATAACTGATTCTTTCCAAGGAAGAAGAGATACAACAGCTGTTAGTGGTAAAGCAAAACAGTTCGCTGCTCAACAAACTTCCGGAAGGTTAGAATCAAAAAGGTCAATGAAGAATTTTGCTTATAGTCAATTATTTGAACTTATGTTCCAATTCATATTGGCTTATGCAGATGAACCAAGGTATTACAGTTATCAAGACGATAAAGGCGACTTAGTATATAAAATGTTTGATAAGAGATTATTTATAGATAAAGATAATGCTGGAAATTACTACTATGACGATGAATTTATATTCTCATGTGATGAGTCAGCTGTACTTAGTACAAACCGCAGAGTTATGTGGGAAGAAACAAGAAATAACTTCATGGCTGGTGCTTATGGTAACCCTCAAGATGTCAATACAATCGCAATGTACTGGCAAATGATGGACACATTACACTACCCAGGAGCAAAAACAGCATTAAAATTTGCAATGCAAAGAATACAAGAAGCACAACAAATGGCACAGCAACAAATGCAAAATGAACAACAAAATGCAGAAACTAAAATGGCAGTAGATGCGTTTGGAAAGATAAATGCAACAAAGATGACAAATATGAATAGATAGAAAGGAAGTGATATGATATGAAAGACAGCAATTTAGTATCTGCGTTTATACCTGCTACGGTTGGCGAATACACAATCGGAAGAATGGGGAATAAGATAACTAAGATTTGTATACATCATGCTGCTACGAATAAAATAAGCACATTAGATGCAGTAATAACTAACTCAGCAAGGCAAGTATCAGTACATTATGGAATTCAAAACAACATTATACATCAATATGTAAAAGAAAAAGATATTGCTTGGCATGCTACAAATTGGAATTGCAATAAAGTATCTGTAGGAATTGAAGTTGTAAATTCTACATTAAGAGTTAACGGAAGAGATACAGATGCCGATTCTTGGAAGGTATCAGACATCACATTATCAAATTTAATAAAATTAGTAGCCGATATTGCTAAGAGAAATAACTTAGGAAAATTAGTAAAAGGTAAGAATTTAGTATGGCACAGTATGTACGTAAATACATTTTGTCCAGGAAACTATTTGAGAAGTAAAATGGACTATATTGTTGAAGAAGCAAACAAAATTAACTTTCCAGCAGTAGAAATACCAAAATATACTATATATAAGGTTAAATTGTTTGATAATTTATCAAAAATAGCTAATAAATATAACACTACATGGCAAAAAATATATAAAGACAATAAAGAAACAATAGATAAAATAGCTATAAAAGCAGGAAAAAAGAAAGATTTTTATAATTATTTAAAAATAGGAACAGAATTAAAAATATATAAATAAAGAAAGGTGATATTATGAAATTATCTAACAAAACATATGATGTATTAAAATTTATAGCGATGATATTACTACCTGCACTTACTACTTTTTATGGAGTAGTAGCTACAGTATTAAAGATTCCGTTTACAAAGGAAACCATAACAATATTGGTAGCTTTAGATACATTCTTAGGAGCAATATTAGGAATATCTACAGCACAATATAATAAATAAGGTGTTACTTGGCGGCTTCCGGAGCGTAAGTCCAATATACATACAAAAAATCTAAGAAAGGAGCGTGTGTTAATGAAAAGTGATTACATAGGCAAAATCAAAAACACTGGCAATCAAACAGTTGAAGCACCTGTAAAAACTGCACCAGCAAAACCTGGCAAAGTTAAAGAAGGAAAAGACTTAAGAGCTGGTAAATAATACTTACACACGATTGCCGCGGACTGAAAAACAGTATGCTTTCTGGGAAGTCGTCCAACCGAAACGTAAGTTAAAAATAAGCAGGAGGAAAAAATGAAAAACGAAGAAACAAACAAAATGAAGTTTAATATTCAATTGTTTGCAGATACAGCTGATAATAGTTCTTCTGATAATTCAGGAGTTAACGTCGATAACGCTGGCGACGATGAATTAGAATTTACAGATGGTGCTCCAAACGGAGATACTATTGTAGAAGATAAGAAAATTACTACTAAGGCTTTTTCTGAAAGATTGAATAGAGAGAAAGAAAAACTTAAACAAGATTTTGAAAGAAATAAAGCTGAAGAGTTAAATAAAATTGCAAAATCAAGAGGATTTTCAAGTTGGGAAGAATTAGAGAATCTAGACCGCAAAGAAAAGTTAGAAAATATGGGAATTACCGATATAGATACTTTTCAAGCTGTTATAAGAGATGCTATTTCTAAAGACCCAATCGTTCTTGAAGCTAAAAACATCATAGAATCTCAAAAGAAGAAAGAACAAGATAATGCTATTAATGATGCAATAAGAGAAATTAGTAATATAGATTCTACTATAAAATCTATTGACGATTTATTGGCTTTAGATAATTATGATGAATTCTATGGACTAGTAGAGAAGGGTTATACTTTAGTAGATGCTTATAAGATTTCTAATTTTGATAAAATATCTACTAGAAAAGCTGCATCAGCAGCACAAGATGTGTTAACGAAAATTGATAGCAAAAATCACATTAAGCCTATAAAAGGTTCTGCAAGTAAAGAAGTAACCGTTCCTGAAGAAGTTATAGCCCAATATAAGAAAAATATTCCAGGCATGACCGAAGAACAGATACGCAAACATTACAATTCATTTATAGGAGGTGAAAGATAATGAGTAGGAAACACGAAGTAAAACCAGAAATAAAATTAGAAGATAATAAAGATGCAGTTAAACCAGTTACTGCTGATGAAAAACCAAAATCTAAAGAAAAATATAATAAAAATATTGATTTTGAAGGAAGAGGTTTTTCAAATTTCGAAGAAGCTATATCATTCTTAGAAACACCATATTTCAAAGGTTTAGGAAAAGAAGACCAAGAAGAATATGAAAATTGGTTAAAAAAATAATATAAATAGGAGGAAAGATTATGGCATTCAAAATTCATAATATGAAATCAATGGCAGAAAGACCATTGGAATATTACACAACAACAGACAATGAAGCTATAGCAATCGGTGAAGCATTAGTATTAACATCTGGTTATTTAACTAAATGTGGTGCAACAGCTACTCCAGAATTTATTGCTATGGAAGCTACTTCTGATACAGCAACAATAGCCGTTGTTAGAGTAACAGAAGACATGGTATTTGAAGTACCAATATATGGAGACGGAAGTTCTTCAGTAGTTGGTACAAAAGTAACTCTTCATACAGACGGGTTACAAGTTACACCTACTACTTCAAGTGGAGTATTCTACTTAACAGAAATAGTAGCAGGCGGAGCTACCGGTACACCAGTACGCGGTATGTTTAGAAGATAGGAGGATAAAACAACATGGGATTATTATTTAGTAAAAGCTCAGGCTTAAATGAAAGCATTTACGGTAAATCAGAAGCACCTATCAGAGCATTCTTAGAAAATACCGTAAAAGCTTATGAAGAAATGTCAACTATTAAAAAAATCTATAAAATGATTGATAGTGAACATTATGGAGAAAAATTCGGAGGAATTACAGGATTCGCTAAAGGTTTCTTACCAGTAGGTGAAGGTGGTTCTTACCCAACAGACGAAAGACAAGAAGGTTATTCTAAATTCTTAGAAAACATCACTTGGAAAGATGCATTTGCAATCACTCAAGAAATGATGGAAGATAGTATAATTCTTGACTTAAGTAGAACAGGAGCAAGAAGTTTCGTAGAACAATATCATTTAACTCGTGAAAAATATGGTTCTCAATTGTTAATAGGAGCTGTTAGTGGTGCAACAACAACTTTCAGAGGATTAACAATGGATTGTACTTCAGCTGATGGAGTTTCATTATTCTCAACTGTTCACCCATCAAAAACAGGAAATACTGGTACACAATCAAATAAATTCGCAGGAGCATTTGATGTAGATGTATTAGGAAAAATAGAAACTAAAATGCAAAATTTCACTGATGACAATGGAGAATTATTAAACATTGCACCAGATACAATCGTAATACCTAATGATGCAGCATTAAAGAAAGCAGTATTTGCAGCAGTAGGAGCAGACAAAGACCCAGCAACAGCTAACAATGGATTCAACTATCAATATGGTAGATGGAACATCGTTGTTAGTCCATATTTAAACAGTTTAATAGGAGCAACAGATAAACCATTCTTCTTGGTTGATAAGAGATGGAATGATAATTACAATGGTTTGTTATTCATGGATAGAATACCTTTAACTATAAAAGCTTATATTGATGAAGATACAGATAACAATGTATGGTCTGGACGTTCAAGATTCGTTGTAGGAGCAAACGATTGGAGATGCATCGCAGTTGGTGGTGTAACAGGAGCTACAAGTTTATAATATAAATATAATATTGGGGGTTATTTATGACTCCCTCTATTGAAAAGGAGGAACATAATGGAAGGTTATACAAATTTTACAAAAGTATATGCACCAGAAGTTAAATCTGATGCATTTGTTGGACCTATTATAGGTGATGTAACAGGTGATGTTACAGGAAATGTAACAGGAAATGTTACAGGAAATGTTACAGGTACTGCTTCAATTGCGACTAGTTTAACAGGTTCTATAAATAGTATCAATACATTATCTAAAGATGATACATATTATTTAGCAACAAATGAAAAAGAAAAATTAGTTACAGTTGCTACATTTACTGCTGAGTCAAAAATATTAACATTAACATTAAATACAGGACAAATAATGATAGTATATAATGCAGGAGCTAATAC